ATGGCAGATGATTCATCGGGGTTCTTTTCCAATTTGCGCAGTTACGCGAATGAGTACATTGAAACCAAACGCCGAAACTTAGAGGCAAAGCCACAAACCCAAGTCGAAGGTGGTGGCTCAGGGTACAGTGTTTCCTTTTCGGGGCAGGATATATCACAGTCAGACCTTCGGGATGTAAAGCAAATCAGGGAAAGTGGTGGGATTATCTCACAGGTATTTCATAGTAAAGCCTTAATCAAATTCGGCACGGGCACGGAGATTCAAGCTGAAGAAGACGACTTAGAAACGTGGCTCCAAGAAAACGTCGGACCGATAGACGACTTGGCGTTAGACTTGGGCGAGGATGCACTGTGGTATCCCTACGGACTTGCTGAAACCGTGGAAACAAGACGGGGTGAATTTAGCCATATTGAGTGTATCGAACCGTGGACAATGCTGCCCCGAACGGATGAATTTGGGGATATAACCAGATGGGAGCAACACCTCAAGGGCGACTTTGCCAACCCACCGACGTTTGACCCGGAAGAGATTGGATCTATCATCATCAACAAATCCTCGGGAAGAGACAAGACCGGCATTAGTGAAGCCCTGCGTAGTCAAGAAGAAATCGAAACCTTTCGGGCAAATCAGCAAGCCATGCGGGAAGCCACGGAGAGAATCGGCTATCCGTTTGTTCACGCGAAAGCGGGCAGGGAAGGCGCTACCCAACTGAATGATAACGAACTCCGTAGAATTAGAAATCGGCTTGCTGATATTGGACCGGGCGAGACGCAGGTTACCGGCCCCGATGTGGATATTGATTTGAAAGAGCCTGCTACCGTAGACTTTGGCGAGATTCAAGAGCGGGATATGCGGATGTTGGCTACTAGTCTGGGTGTGCCGGTTGAACTCTTGAATCACGGGTCAGATGGGTTGGGGTCTGGAATGCCTGCCGAACTACGGAAGGACTTGCTAGCTCTCCAGAATGAGGCAGACCGACGTAGGTTTAGTGAGCAATTCGTTGAAGATATACTCAGACCGATTGTGAGAGATTACAGTCCGTTTGACCATACGCAGGATATGGAAATCGTGTTTGATCCGTTCCTTGATGATAAGACGGATATGGCGTCTCTCATACAGTCTGTTGGGGAGTACATGACGGCCAACGAAGCGCGGGATCGGCTTGGACTTAGTAAGCTGGATGATGAAGAGAAAGGTGAATCATTCCGAACGCCGGAAGACATAGAATCACCGGATGACCAACCGGATGGGGGACTCTTCGGGAGTGCGGCAGAAGAAGCCGTAGACAACGAACTTGAGAATAGAGACTTGGCTGAGATACCGGACAAGTATGTTGAAGACACGGGGCTTAGTGAAGACGACTTTGTACCGAATGAGTCCATCCTTGATGTGATTGAACCGACTATGGAGTTTATTGATGAAGAGGGGCTACCGAATCCAGACGACCAACAAGAGGGGGCTAGTAGAATCAATCAGTTAAAGGATCATATCGACAACAACGAACCATTAGCCCCGGAGTTTTGGGAAGAGATAGCCAACTTCCATAGTAGACACCGGGCGCAGGAAAATCACATTTGCGACGAAAGCAGTTTACCAGAGCAAGCCGAAGAGGTAGAGTTTGACAAATGCCACTTTGATAACGGGTGGTTTAGTGATCGAACGTGGGGCGGCGATCCGGCGTTTGAACAAGCACAAAGAATCGTTGAGAGTATAGAAGACACCGAAGGGGTAGAACTCTCCGGTGATACGGATTTTAGGCACTCGGTTGAGACGGACGGGTGGGAAGAGTGGGAGCATACACTCTTTGAGTTACAGCACGGGATAGCCCACGGAGATAGCGACAGGAAACTAACCGAGTTAACCGAAAGTCAAGTGCCGGACTTTGTGAAGGATCGAATCAGGGACGCTATCTTTAGCGATACGCTGTTTAGCAAATTCCAGACCATAGAAGACAACGATTTGATGCAACTAAGAACGTTTATGGACGAACAGTTGAGCCAAGACGGTTGGACGACAGACGGCATAGCCGGTAGATTACAGGATTTAGAACCGGAGCTAACCGATAGCGAAGCGGAACGGATAGCAAGAACGGAAACCCAAGCCCTTGTGAACGACGCCAGAGAGGAGGGCTACCGAGAGACAGGCATGGTTGAAGATGAAACCTTCTACTGGACCGGCGCGGTAGATGATAGAACCACAGATGCTTGTAAATGGCTCATGGGCGGGTCTGACTTGGCCGATGACATCGGTGGAGCCTTTGACGGGACGAACCCCAACTATGGTGGGGAACCAAGAAGTCTGGATAAACTGAAAGAACTAATCAAGAAAGCGGCGAAGAAAGACCCCGATGTGAATACAGAGGCGCGGGAGTTCACCCCACACATTTCTTGTAGGAAAACGTATGTCAGAGATGTGTGACTTAGGACAAAGGTTATACTGCTAAAAGACTATTGTAAGGTATGGTTGAAAAGCCATACCAAGACCGAGAATGGTTGTATGAAAAGTACGTTGAGGAAGAATTAACGGGGGCGGAAATTGCGGAAGCCGCTGGGTGTGCCCGGACGACAGTTTATGACTGGTTAGACAGACATGGAATAGACAGAGAGCGGGGCGAGGGGTACCGAGTATCCACCCCCGAAAAGTATCGAAATAAAGAATGGTTGAAAGAAAAATACCACGGGGAGAGGCTTAGCACAAGCGAGATTGGGGAGATATGCGACTGTCATAAACAAACAATCAAACTATGGTTAGAAAAACACGGCATAGAAAAGCGTGGCAGATCCGAAGCGGCAAAGGTTAGAATGGAAAATCACCCGGAATTAGCCAACGCTTTGATTGAATCGGGTAAAGAAAACTTGAAGAAGTATGGTTCTTCGCCAAAGGAAGAAATGTCTGAAGAAGAGTTTGAACAGTTCTGCCAGCGGCTTTCAGAAGAGAGAACGGGTGAAGGGAACCCGATGTATGGCGTTACTGGGAGAGATAACCCGCGTTGGAAAGAAGATAAGCCAGAAAGCAGATTCTATCAGTCAAAAGAATGGAGACAAACACGTAAAGAAGTGTTAGACCGAGACAACTACGAATGTCAGTCTTGCGGTGCTACTGAATCAAAAGCGCGTGAGACGCTAGATGTTCACCATATCGTGCCGATAGCGGCTGGTGGTGGTGTATTTGATACTAATAATCTGGTTTCACTATGCCAAAGTTGTCACCGGAAGTGGGAGGGGCTATACCTCAGACCCGACACACGGGGGCAAGAATGAAAGACTCAACCGTTGATGAGTGCGAACTTTGTGGTAAAAACGCATTTGAAAAAGGTGCTCGTAGGGGGATAATCGGGCACCATACATCATATTATCCTGAAGCCCAATTATGGGTTTGTGGTTCTTGTCATGCAAAAATTCATAATACAGATGGTTTTTATGACATTTTAAATCCGAATATTGAACGTCCCGATTCATTCAAGCACGGTTCACCGACTGGGCTATGTGATGAATGTGCGTTTAAACTCCGGTTTGTTGGAAAATCAACTTCAGAATTGGGTGTTGCCATAAGTGACTGTTACCATCCTTCTGAAGAGTGTTCGGCTTGTGGTGCTAGTGTAAATAAAATCAAGGCGTTAGATAATGAGTTGGTCGCGTGGTACAAAGATAATCTGTGACCGAACGAACGCAAGACGTGGGTGCGTGCAATATAGCACAAACGCCTTTGTCTAATTAGGCGTAGACTTTTGTATGGCCGATGGGCCAACCCAACGACAAGCCGAGTTTCTAGATTGTCACCCCGCGACGGTAGATGAATTAGTTGCTGCATTGGAGATTAGTAAAAGCGGATGTGCAGACCTTCGGTGTAGACTCAGGAAGAAGGGCTATGAGTTTGCCAAGGATGATGGGGTATGGTGGGTGACAGACGAACCAGACAATAAGTCAGATAATAATAGTTCAGATAATAGTCTGCCAACACTAGACGTACAAGTAGAGGGGGAACCGGACCCATCGGAACTAACAGAGAGAGAAGAGTATATCGCCCGTGAATTGCAGACCGGGACAACGTTAGACGAACTCACCGAAGAAGTCGGGGAACGAGAAAGTGTCGTTACACAGCACTTGAAGGATTTGAAAAAGCAGGGGTGGCAAGTCTACATAGACGAAAGCAGTGAGACAATCGGTATAGAGGGTGAGCATACACTACGAAGCAGTGAACACACGGGCACCAGAACCCGCAAGGCAAACCGCTGGTGGGAACTAAGACACAACAAGACGGTACGGGCCTTTCGGGACTTGGATACGCCCACAGCGGAGCTTGACGCCGATTCAGGCAACGAGGATTGGGTCACACACCTTACCGACTTGCACGCTGGTGATGAAGTGAGAGACGAAGATGGGACAATCCAGTATTGCACCGAGAACATCCCTGATATTATCGACTACGTGACTCGGCAGAGTCTCAACCTCAAAGCCAAACACGGGAGTTCGTATGATACCGCCCATCTACTCTGGGGCGGGGACTTTATCACAAATGAGGGGATCTATTCGGGACAGTTTGAAAACTTAGACGCATGGCTAGATGAACAACACGACGCTTTGATTGATCCGTTGATTAAGCAACTGAAGGCGTTTTCAAAAGAGTTCAATACCGTAAACGTGGTTTGCCAAGTCGGGAACCACGGGAGACATAGAGCGTCTGGAACGTCGAAACAAGCCAACGCGGATCTAATACTGTATAAATCCATTCGGAACGCGGTGGCACAAATCAGAGAGTTCGGGGAACTAACGAACGTCAATATGCAAATCGGGGAAGCAAGACCCTACAAGAACTTCCAACTGAGGGGTGGGAAACTGAAAGGCCACCTTCGACATGGACAACATAGAAGACCACAAGCAGAGACAAGCGCCCGCGAAAAAGAGTGGGTGAAGACACTCCTAGAACACGACTTTGACATAGCGGCGATGGGGCATTATCACATTTCGGGACGTATCCCGTGGGAAGGGCCACCGATCATTTGTAGTGCTAGCCCGAAACCACCGGATGAATTTGTTGAGAAGATAAGCGGCAGAGTTGAGCAACAATATCGGGATATAGCCACTTGCTTTGGGGTATCTGACTATGGGATAACGTCTATCTTCCCGATTGATACCCGAAGAATGTGGATGTAGGGCAAAACGGTATTGGTTAGAGTAGCAAATACTCTGGTATGCCCGAACTGTCGCGGCGAGAAGTCCTTCGCAAGCTCCAAGAAGACCTCCCCGAAGAAGTCAAAGACTGTGAAAAGAGTATTTTAGAAGACAACCCGGACATGGACAGAAGCACGGCGATTGCGATTTGTCGGGACCAACTTGATATGAGTGAGTTGGATGATGATGTAACGCTTCCCCAGACACTCCAAGAAGACGACCCGTGTTGGGAAGGCTATACTATGGTTGGCTTCAAGCAGGAAAACGGACGGGAAGTCCCCAACTGTGTGCCGGATGACGATGTTCCAGACGCCAACCTGTCGGACGACTGCCCCGATGGACAAATCAAGATCGGTGGAGATTGTGTAGACCCGGATGTTGAAGACACGGGGCAACTTGATCCAAGCCTGTCGGCTCCGGTGTTCCGACTAAGCGAATTAGACACCGAACCGATTGAACGGGAAGAACTTGGCGAGAACAAAGTTGCCTACCGGAACGTCAAAGTCCTTGAAAGTGGCAAGTGGACGGATTCAGCTTCGGGGCAAGAAATCTGGTATAGTCCGAAAGGATTGGAGAATCTTGAGATTAGAGATAACAACCACATCAACATCATGCACGATTCTGGTAATGATGTTTCGACTGTGGGGGAGATGGAAAACGCCAAAGCGGATAATGGCGAACTCTATGCTGATTTAGTCTTGGATACCTCAAGTGCAGCGGGTGAGTATGCGGATGAAAACCTCCAAACGGCGCTTGAATCCAACGGACAGCAAGGCTTTGGGGGACCGAGTGTTGAAATTGACGCCGAAGGCCAAGAGATAGAGAACAATGAAAAGATGGGCGTGAAAGAACTGGTGAGCGGGTTTATCTCTGGCCTTGGATTGGTCAAAAATCCAGCCTCAAAGCCCGTCCACTTTGCCCGACAGACAGCGGAACGGGGCGTGGCACTGTCAGAAGGGCAAAGCCCTTACCGGCTTGAAAGCGAACGGCTTGATATGGCCGACGTTGACCTAATCCGGGATACCATGTCCGAAGCGGGAATTGACGTGTCCGAAATGGACGATGAAGCAGTCATGGACATGGCAGAGAGTTTGCACGGTGACTTGATGGACGCCCTT